TTACCAGGTAAAACTGTCTAAATCAAGCAATACAACCTAGAGTAGTGGGACCCCTTTGTACGTAAAAGGGGGGTGGGGGTCTTATCTATATTTAATGTTTGGATTTTTTTAGGGACCCCTGGCGCGCGTTAGCGCGCCAGGGAAGAAAGGTTATGCCCAACCTTTGCCTAGGGCATGTTTCTTGATGTAGAGCGCAGGCCCTACAACGAAGTCATCATATCCAAAAGCATACTTGTCTTTAGTGAATGTCATTCTCCAAAGCGTTGTTGCCTCTGGGTTAAGAGGTAGTTGCATTAACTTACCCTCTTCGTTTACTATTAATAAGTCTCCATTCGGAAACGTTATACACTCAACCATACCACCTACAAAGTCCTGCGCCTCTTTAAGTGTCGGAGTATTCTTCTCGTCGTCAATGATCTTAAACTCACTGACTTCTGTATTTACTTTTGTTTGTTCCATATTATACCTTTCTGTTAATAGGATTATCCTAGTCGATTTGCCTACTTTCGTCAACCTCTAATTTTGTTTCGGTCCACGAATGCCAATTATTAGAATGACGTTCTTTTACAGGGTCCAGGATAGGTGTTTCAAGGCACTCGGTCCTCGGCGCAATAGCTATAACTTGTTCAATATATTTATTGGCAAAATTGTCATAACAATTTTGACTACAAAAGAATTGATACCAATTTAAATTATCGCGACCATGATGTAGTTTAATCTTACGAGTTCTTAAAACCTTTGAGCCTTTAACACCTCGCACTCTGTCAACAGTATGTTTTTTATGGCAGTTTGGTCCATGACACCAATTAAAATCTGTCATTTCTAAACTCCTCTATTAAATGTAAAATTATAATCATTAATAAACATACAAAGCCACCCACACTAAGGATAGCAGGGATATACCACCACTCCATTAGAATACCCCCAATATAGTTAAAATTATGTAGCCATATAAAATTATGGCTACGTTTGCTATTGTAATACCCCAATTCATTAATGCCTCACTTTCCATGAAGTAGTCGCAGTTCTATATCCATGTGCGTCTAAATCATAATAAACATAATAAGGTGTTCCATTTTTCGCAACACCGTATCTTGACTTCTCGTCATGTTTGCCTTGTCGAGTAATATGTTTTTTGTGCTTACTCGCCCAATAAGTTATGTAGAATGTTTTGTCCATTTTCTTTTTCCTTTCTAATTGTTATGGGACAATCTTATAGGATTGTCCCATATATGTCAAACATTAATTTAAACTATTTTG